TCGACCCGTGGGGCATCGGTGCGATCAACCACCAGCACCAGACCGCGGGACTGAGCCGGCTTGTCGGTGGAGTCCTGCAAGTCCTGACTGGTGTCCTGATCTGTATCCTGATGATTGGTATCCTGATTTGTCGGAGATTTATCCGACCCTTGCTCGGATTTTTTTCCGACCTTGCTCGGAGATTTATCCGAGGTAGATCGGATATTTTTCCGACCTTTGTTTTTTGGTGGGGTCGGATATTTTTCCGACCCATCAAGCTTCTGGTTCCACTCTATGGCCTTCTCGGTAAGGCGAAAAAGCGTGATGTTGGAAGTGCTGGAAAGCTCAATCAAACCGGCCTCTTCCAGGGCCTTCAGCATGCGGTAAGCGGTGTCTGGCTTGTCAGTGAGCAGCGGCAGCTCCTCAGTGATCTTTGCCTTGCTCAGCGCGAAGAAGACCCCGTCATCGGTCTTGATTGGCTTGGTCCAGCTCGGGCAGCCGTAGACGAAGGCAAACAGCAGGGCCTGTTGAGAATTCAGCCCCCACTCCAGCGCCTTCACCTGGTTAATCGTGACGGTGTATTGCATGTCAGGCCTTCCCGACCTTAGCGGCCAATTCAAGGAAGCGATCCACGTACCAGTGAGGCTGCGTCTCGCGGGGGCATTGAGGGCTGGTGAGGTTCTTGCCGTAGGCCAGGCCTTTCTCGGTCACGGACCAGAAATCGACCATTTCCTGCTTGGAGTTTTTGCGCTGGAGCAGCGTCAGGAAGCCGTGAGCCTTGAGTGCAAGGTTGAAAGCGCGGGCCGTGCTGGCGATGGCGTGATCTTTGATCAGGGTGGTAATTGCCTTGGTGGGCATCGACGAACCACCAGCGGCGTCAGGGGCGGCATCAACGGCGTAGCCTGGGAGGAACTTGGCATCTAAGCCGTTGTTGGTGGCGATCTGAGCGAGCATCATCACTTGGCTGGATGGCGCAGGCTTCAGCAGGCGCGTGAAGCATTCCAAGATTGCGAGTTCGCCGACGACCTTCGTGCCGTTGGCGATCACAGCCTGACGTGCTGCGTTGTGCCCCTCCAGTTCAGCCCAGCGACGAATAACAGCGCGGCGCATCTTGGCGCTGTAACCGGTGAGCAAGGTATCTGTCAGCTCGCGATCAAGCAGATACTCGACCTGCTCCCGCTTGTACCCGTCCAAATAGATGTGCTCAAAACTGAGCACATCTTCTTCAAGGTCGGTAAGCATGGATACGATGTCCCGCTTCACATTGTTGTGGCGCTTTCCGGTGACATTCGCAATTTCGCGTGACGACATAGTCCGCGCCACGTTTTCAGATTGCGAAAAACGTGGCGCGAGATTGTTGGGGGTATTGACGGGGATGGATTGTGTATTCATTATTGCCTCGCTGAAGTAGCAATGAGCCAGGCCACGAACCTGGCTTTTTTGTGCCTGCGATTTATGCGCGGGCTTTGTGCAACTCAATTACCGCCCCGATCGCCTCAAGGCTCGCCGACATGTATTTGGCGTGCAGGGCGCGGATCTTCTTTGCTTCGTTCGAGTCGATCTCGCCGTCTTCCAAGGCGGAAGCCACCATCTGGTCAAGAGCGCCACGCTGAGCGGATGCAGCCAGCGAGCGCTGGTACAGATCAACGTTGTCCAACTCCCCCGCTTCCGGGATCTTCACGAACACGCCGCCGTACATCGCGCAGATGTAGTCCGGCAGATGTTCGGTCTTGGTCTCGCATTCCAGTACGTGGATCTCGATATCGCTGAGCGGCTTGCACCCGGCGGTTTCATATATCTGGTTCTCCAGGCGCTTGTCCTTGATGCCCAGGCGAGCAGCTGCGCAATCCATACCGCCAGGGAAAGCGTTGGACACGGCCGCCATTACTTGGCGGCGGGTCTCTAGTACGGGCGTTTTCATGTCCTAGTTTTTCCTTGGGTCGGTTGCAGTCAGAATTGCTTCAATGGAACGGTGGACAGGGATGTCGCTTACGCGGCCTGGACTTTCTTTGCGGCCTTGAACTTGCCTTTGGAAAGAACCTGGATCTGGTACTGCCGGGATTCGGGAATGGTTTCCCCCCACATGGTCACGGCGCTTGGACGGATGCCCAGGGCCAGTGCCAGCTTTGTCTTGCTGCCGAAGAATTCGGCGACTTCATGCGTATTCATTTCGCATCCTCGTTCGACTCTGGCGTAATTTCAGCATGCTTAAGTTATCGAGTCAACGGCGTTTTATGCCTACTGCATGCTTAAATTCAGTTAACTTAATATTGAGTCCATGGAAAGACACGAACGTATTGCCCGGGCTATACAGCTCAGCGGGAAAAAGAAGGGCGAAATTGCGTCGCTTTGTGGCGTCGCAAATTCTGCTGTTACTCAATGGATTACTGGCGAGAGCAAAAGCCTACGACCAGAGAATCTCTATGCCTTGGCAAAAGCCACGGGCTTTAGAGCCGAGTGGCTTGCCATCGGCGAAGGGGAAGAGCAAGAGGTCTCGGAGTCGAACGTCTCCAGTACTGCGCAGCCAGCCCTATCCTTCCGCTATCCGGTTATTAGCTGGGTATCTGCTGGCGCCTGGTCTGAAGCGGTGGAGCCCTACCCGGCTGGTATTTCAGACCGTTACGAGTTTTCCGAATACAACTCGAAGGGCCCCGCGTTCTGGCTTGAGGTCAAAGGCGACTCAATGACGTCTCCGGTCGGCACGAGCATCGCTCAGGGATCGCTGATCTTGGTGGACACCGAAGTCGAGGCGGCACCGGGCAAGCTTGTCGTGGCCAAGCTGCCAGACAGCAACGAGGCAACCTTTAAGAAGCTGGTCAGTGATGGCGGTCGGCTCTACCTGAAGCCGCTGAATCCCGCCTACCGAACTGAAGTATTTGATGAGACTTGCCGGATCGTCGGCGTCGTCGTGCAGGCCACCCAGAAATTTCACTATTGAGTTCGGGCTAGGGCTGGTGGGTTACGCGGATGAGGTGAAGGCGGGAATGGTTGTGCGCGGGAAACCAGTTTAATTATTACGAAGCCAACCTAAAAAGCAATGCCTGAACAGGCACTCACAGCGTTATGGAATGGACTCAATGAGAATTAGCTACTACGGATACTACCTAAGCCATAAGCTTCACTATGGAAAGCATCTTTTTGACTTGTCTAAATTTATACTTTCCTTTGCTGAATGCCAAGATCCCACGTTAAAGGGCAGCTTCAAGCATAACGCTGAGAATATATACTTGCAAAAATTGGCTGGAAACGTCTGTGTCTTGGCGATGACACGAGATGCCGAAACATTTAAAAAAATTGACACCTCAAGCATGTCTATAGGAGAGTTCAAGCAATTTCTTGGCCGGGATGAAAAAGTCGGATTTGCGTCCTATCTTATAATTAAGAACAATTTCTTCGGATTCGCCTCATCATCTCTATCCCCTAAATTTGACACATTTTGTGAAATGATAAACACGCTGCTAACTTATACAAATAATGGCAGCTGGTCGTTCTGCATTCACCCGCTTATACATCAAGCAACGCGAGATGAAGCTGTAAAAATGAATTTCATTGGCAAAACCACAATTGAGGTAAAAAAAGAGAACTCACTAGCTCAGAACATCCTAAATGTTATTAGCGCTGGCACAGATATAGATGATCTAGATTCGCTTGAAATAACATTGAAGCCGATCAAGGGACGAAGCATAAAGCCCGTGGTTCAGAAGCTCGTGAGCGCGACGTCTGACCAGGGTGTAGAAAAGCTTGTGATGAAAGCGAAAAACGATGCAAAGTCTGCTATGCTCGACCTTTATGTAGTAGGGCGCGGGGTCATTTCGGACGATCTCGGTAGCTACGAAGAAAGCGTTATTTCTGACATTATGGAAACGAAAATCAGAGAGAACGCGAAACTAAAGGAACAGTTAGAGGCTTTTATTGAAGATGGACAAATTGACAAAGCTGATCTTAGTCGCTTTTTACATTTCAATAATGTCAGTGCCTGGTCCGATCTTGCTTGCGAGCTACAAACTACTTACAACCTACAACATTGACCTCTCATTTAGCCTGTATTCAAACAGAAAAGAGCTGGCTGCGATAATTGCATCATATGCATTCACCATGCTCGGATTTTTGGCTGCGGTAATTGCTATACTACTTAACTTCTCACAGTCAAGAGCCTTTCAAAACTACAAGAAAAACAAATATCTTGATGTTTTTTTCGCAATGTATTTCTATTGCATCGCAACATTAGCGGCAACATTCATCTTTTCAATTATGTCACTCTCCGCGACATCTGCACATTTCTTTATGCGATGCGCACTAGTCTTATCAATGAACAGTATGATTCAAGTGTTATTTATCAGCCTCGCAATTATTAGCATCTGCAAAAAATCCATGTCGCGGTAACCAGCGATAATATAATTCAGTTAAATCGCAGGAAGAAGCGAATGAAAGGATTTGGAATATTCGCACTGGTCGTCGGCGTTTGCTGGATGATCTTCGCACTCAGCATGGATGTCTCCGTGCCGACCGGCGCCGGCGGTAGAGTGAATAATCTGGGGCTCATGGCTGACCGCCAGATCCACACCATTGTTGGCGGAGTGATTGCGCTCGCCGGCCTGCTCATGATTTTGCTGGGTGGTAAAAGCTCCCCTGCTGCCGCCCAGGCAGAGAAAGATACTCGCCCCTGCCCTATGTGTGCCGAGAGCATCAAAAACGCTGCAATCAAATGCAAGCACTGCGGTGCAGACATCGAGCCCGCTGCCGCACCCCGGCTGAAAAACGGATGGGTCGCCTCGACTACCTGCCGTGACGCAGAAGAGCAGCAACGCACCATTGAAGCTATTACCGGAACCGGGCTTCCGGTTGTTTCGATGATCGGCCTAGCTGTAGGTGCTGGACCATTTGAAACCAAGGAAGAGGCCAAGCAGGCCCTGGTCACGATGCGCGACGGCCCCAGGCTATTCAGCGAGATCGTTTATAGGGACTCGGTGAGCGGCAAGTACCCACCCATCAGCGACTGAGCCCGCCAGGTCAACAAAGCCCGCTTTCGCGGGCTTTTTCTTGCGCGAAGGGAAGTCGCCTTTAGATCATTTATGCATAAATGCATTTTCCGTCAAAATGCAGCTTGCCAATATCTCCAAGCATCAATACTGTACATGCATACAGTAACGACCAGGAGAGTCGCATGCAAAGTCCAGCGTTTACCACCTCGAAACCACCATCCTCCTACGAGTCGGCAGGCCGTCGCCTGCAGGCCCTGATCGCCTCTCCAGGCGTTCAAAAGTACCAGGCGGTGACAGTGAGTAGGCTGGAGCATGAAGCTCCCGAAGACTGGCAACGCCTTCTGGATGAGATCAGCGAAACAGCCGGCGTCCGTGTCGAGACCCTGGAGGGCGGAACCGTCAGAATCGGCTGGCGAGAATACTGCGACGCATAACCGAGCCCGCCACTGAGCGGGCTTTTTTACGCCTGCTAATTTCAGCAATCTGAATTTATTTATTCAGCATGCTTGACACAAGTATTTCAGCTTGCTTAAATTCACTCCATCGAGTCACCCAACAGGGACTCGCCAGGGCCTCACAGCCCGCCGCTCTTTAACAACATGCGCCATACACGATTACCCGGCGATTCGCTGGGAGGTCAGCCCCGGCTATCACCTGTGGGGCGAGAGGAAGTCAGGTGAACAAAACGCGCTGCCACTACTGGTGACCGGCGACAGACAGGCCCGAAAGCCTGCCAACGATGGGATACCCCATGCGGCTGTCGAGGTGTTGACCGAACTGGCGAATGACCTGGTAAGCGGCGCGGGAAGCACCCACAGATTTACTGATGCCGCTTCTATGAGGCGGCATTGGAAATCAACGGAGGGCAACACGATGACCGATGCAGCAGCAACACAAACGAAGTGCACGTACTGCGGCAAACCAGCTGAAAAGGTTGTACGCCGCAACATCCACGACCGGACACGCGACCCATATACCAACCGTCAGGTGCTCCGCACTCGCGAGCTGTCGTTTTGCAGCGCTGAACATGCGAGCAACTACCAGATGGGCTGCGAAGGCTGACAGGGCCTTTTCCTGATGCACCTGGTGACGGGTGCATTGGGAAAACAACCGGAGAGACGGAAATGCCAACAAAGCGCGGAAGCGAAATCCAAATAGGCGACGTGATCTACCTCGGTTTGGGCAGCCGAACAGGCAGGGTCACTGACTTCAAGGCCCACCCAAGGCTGGCCGAGATGCACCCAGGGTTAACAGCCAGGGTGGCGGTTACCGATCGAGGCTCAATCACGATCATCGACCAACAGCCAATCAGTATCCCTGCGTGAGTATTCACTGCGGACCTTTTCACTGATGCCCATCCAGAGCGGTGGGCATTGGGAAAACAACCGAACAACGGAGCAAGACGAGATGTTTAATTTCCTAGTGATGATGAAAGAAGGCGAAACCGTAGCGCTGCTGACCGATGGCGGTTACAACGTGACTTTCATGAATAGTGAGCGCCGCACCAGTGTTCGCGGCACGGTGTCGGTTGACGAAGATAGCCAGCGTGTCAGCGTGTGCCGCCATATCCACAACGAAAAGCACATCGGCGCAGCGTGCAACCAGTTCGATGGTGTCGCCTACATCCTTTGAGCAACCCCTCCCACCTCAAGCCCCTTCATTGGGGAACTGCCCGATCCACTCTATGAGAGCGCATCGGATATAGCTCGGCCTTCTGCGTGATAGCAGGGTGGCCACCTTGTCCTGAGCCTGAGCGGATTTTGTCGCGGCGTAGACGGGCAACACTCGGAGGGATTCGAGCTATATCCGATGCGGATGCACGCCCAGGCTGATGGGCAGGTTTGAAAACTAACAGTTCCGAGAGTGAACGCTGACCGGCTAAGTACTATTTTATGCCCGCGCGGTACCGGCTCGTAATAACTGGCATTGCGGTAGCCGAAAGGCGCTGACCGCGGCATGACTCTCAACCCGGAGATCAGCACCGGGCATTCGCATCACCCAAACCAACCGGAGATCACCATGCTCCTACTGTTCCTGATCGGCACAGCGCTCAGCCATGCGCGGCCAGAACCGCCACCTGATGACGGCCTGCCAACCGGTCCACTGCGCTTCCATCGTGAGCGCTGGCGAACGATCACCGGGTTCACGGCGTTCTGGCGCTGCTGATCCCGCCCAAAAACCTGACAACTACTGCATCGATGGAAGCCCGGACGTCCAACCGGGCTTTCTTATTTCGCCTTTACCCGTCAGCACTCCTCCCCCGCGCCCATCGGCAACCAGCGGGAGGAATGAGTGTTGACGAATACAGGTGAACCAACCCCGCGGAGACATTTATGAGCGCCGAGAAAATGCGAGAAGCGTTCGAGCGTGACTGGGGGCAAGTGGATGCCGAGCAAGGCGTGCACTTCATTCCCGAGCTGAACACCTACGGCAGTGAGCTTTATGCGCAGCATGGGTACGCGCAGATGAAGTCATCTGCTTGGTACTACTTCCAAAAAGGCTGGGGCGCCTCCCGGGCGGCGATTGAAGTCGACCTGCAAGACCTGTCTCGATGCTTCAGCCCCAACGATTGCGGTGACTGGGCTATGTGGCTCAGCGACGTAAAGAGCCTGGTCACAACCCCTTCCGCCTAACCGGGTGAGCCAACGAATGGAGAGAGTCATGCCTGAGCAACGAGCGCCATATCCACGGTCGGCGGATGACGCTGACCAGATGAACCTGCCCGAGGGCAAGACCTGCGGCGACTGCGTGCACTGCAAGCGCTGCACTGCGATGTTCGGCCATATCCCTGCTGACGAATCGTGCGACTGGAGCCCATCGCGCTTTCGTGAAGCGGTTCCGGTCGCGGTTTCCGCCTAACCCCAAACACTGGAGGTCGCCATGCATAACTGTACTGAAACTCAAGCGGTGTGCCGAGGATGCGGCCTCAAGCTACGCGGGTCGCCGTCATGGAAAGCCGGGCTTGCCTACCACCCCGAGCGTGGCGGAACGGTCCACCGCTGCCATTACGGCGGCTGGGTCTGCTCCAGGCGTTGCGATGTCCGCGCATGTGTTGAGATGGAAGGAACCATGCCGGGGTGCGGCTCGGTGGACGGATACCGGCGCTTGTCGCCTTACGCAAAAGAGAGCATTGAACGCCACTGGCCGGAGGCAGCATGAACCAAAGTCAGCACGCTTACTGCGACGTAGCGCTCGCAATGAATCAGCGCCGCAACATGGCCTTGGCGCTTTGCCTCGGCCTGGTCGGCTCCAGCGCGCCGAAGACCTCGCCGTTGTTTCGGGTAATTCCGGCCGGCAATGAGTTCTTCCACGTCGTCGATTCCACCACCGGCAAGGTGAAAGGATTTCGCCGCAACCACAACGAAGCCTGCGCCCTCGCCCGGCACCTGGAGACTCGCCATGCCAACCAGCTACGCGGATAGCGCCCAGGCCAGGGAATCCGACAGGCGCTGGGATTTACCGAACTTCGGGAAGAAACAGCACGTCGACCTGTTCCACGAGTACACGGCTGACGATCTTGCTGAGCGCGAGGCTCGGCGCATCAAAGATCGCGCCAGCCTCAAGCTGCGCATAGGTGCCGCCATGGCTCAGATGGAGCTTATCTGCCCGCCAGTAGGTAGTGTCGAATGAACGTAGCACAGAGAGACCATCAGATAGCCGTGGGCTGGATAGATGCCGAGATCGAAAACCTTCTCCACGACGTAGGAAAGCCCAACGCAAGTGCGGCCGCAAGGTCATGCATCACCCTGGCGTTCATGCTGCGTGCCATCGACGAAGCTGAGCACCGCCATTACCAAGCGTGTATCGACAAAATATTTGCCGACTACAACGCCTCGCGTGCTTCCGCCGCATAACTCCAATCACCCCCACTACTTTCAATGCTGCGCCTGGCGCGGCGAGGGATCGTCATGTCCAAAAATACCAACCAAGCACTCGCACAAGAATCGCTTGAAGCGAGCAAAACCGAAGAATCCAAGAAGCCCATTGCACCCGCTGTCGCCGTCACCGACATCGCGGAGTATCGGCCGCACGAGGAGCAAATCGTTCGCCTAGAGACAACCTACGGGAAACTGGTGGTTGACTGCTCGACCAGCGAAGGCTTGGCGAATGCAAAGGAGGTTCGCGTCGATATTCGCGACGTGCGTTATGCCCTGGCCAACACCACCAAAACGGCACTGGTTCCCTACCAGCAGGCGGTTAAAGACGCCCAGGCTCGCGTCAACCAAGTAAAGGAGTTCGGCGAGACGCTGAAAGATCGAGTCTTGGCAATCGAGACTCCTGTTGACGAAGCAATCAAGGCCGAAGAAAAACGCGTAGCTGATGCCAAGGCAGAGCGCGAGCGTATTGAGGCGGAGCGTGTCGAAGCCATCCGGGCCAAGATTACCCGCTTCAGCTCTGTCGCTGCCGCATACGCAAGCCGCAGCGCGACCGACGTCGCAAGCGTTCTTCAGAGTGTCAAAGACTCGGTAATTCTTCCCGAGGAATACGGCGAGCTTGAAGCTGAAGGCACCATTGCTCGCGATAACGCCATTGAACAGCTTGAAACGCTTCACAGGGCTGCGGTTGACCGTGAAGAGGCTGCCGCCAAGCTGATGGCCCAGCAGAAAGAGCTCGACGAGCTGCGCGAGAAGCAACGTATCGCCGACGCTGAGGCTGAGGAGCTGCGCAGACAGCGCGCCGAAGAAGACCGTCAGCGCTTGAAGAAACAGCAGGACGAGCTGGACCAGCAGCGCCGTGACATGGAAGCGCAGCAACGCCAGCAGCGTGAGCAGCAGGAAGAGCAGCAGCGCCAGCAGCGTGAACGTGACGCGCAGTATCAGCGCGACCAGGAAGAGCTGGCCCGTCTGCGCGCCCAGGCTGCTGCGCCCGCTCCAGCAGAGGCTGTCGTTGCGGCCCCAGTGATTACTGACCCAGCACAAGCGGTTGTAGCGGCAATTGATCCGGCCCCAGCGGCGGACGCATTCGCTGACTCGAGCATTCCAAGCGCCAGCGAAGTGGTCGAGGTCGTAGCCATGGCCTTCTGCGTCACCAATGACGAGGCCTCTGCCTGGCTGCGTGCCATGTCGTTCTAAAGAACCCTGAAGCCACCCCGGAGGCCGACCAAAGTCGTCGGCTATGGAGTTAGCAATGAACGCCCAAACCCAAATTTCTACCGTACCAATGGACACCAGCCCGACAGGGCTGATCCTCAACCGCGACAGCATGCAGTCGATGACTGAGCTCGCGGGCATCATGGCTGGGGGCAAAACCACCCTGCCGAGACACTTTCACGGCAACACCGCCGACTGCATGGCAGTGATCATGCAGTCCATGCAGTGGGGAATGAACCCATTCCAAGTGGCGCAGAAGACCTTCATCGTCAACGGCGGACAGCTGAGCTATGAAGCCCAGCTGGTCAACGCTGTCATCACCACGCGAGCCCCGACCATTGATCGAATCCACTACGAGTGGTTTGGCGACTGGGACAAGATCATTGGCAATTTCCGCGAGATTGAAAGCAAAAAACAAACGGATGACCACGGGCAACCGAAGAAGTACCGCGTCCCAAACTGGAACATAAATGACGAGAAAGGGTTGGGCGTCCGCGTTTGGGCTACGTTCGTGGGCGAGGATACCCCGCGCGAACTGACCACTTTGATGACTCAGGCACGAACCCGGAACTCGACGCTGTGGGCAGACGATCCGAAGCAGCAGATCGCCTACCTGGCCCTCAAAAAATGGGCTCGCCTGTACTGCCCTGACGTGATCCTTGGCGTATACACCCGCGAAGAACTGGACGACGGCTATACGCTGCCAGAAACAGACGTTACCCCGAGATCTACCAGCGAAAAGCCTGCTGACGTAGGTGCCGCCTCAGTACCCCAGGGCGATACTACAGAAGCGACTTCCGACCTTTTCGAACAGCTGAAAAAAATCGCTCAAGAGCAGGGCATTGAAGGCTATGAAAAAGCTTGGAAAGCACTGAAACCACAACAGCGCGGCGCCATTGGCGTGACCCGTCACGGCGAACTGAAGGCCATTGCACAAACCATCGACGCCGAGTTCACAACTGTCAGTGATAGCGCCGACGCTGCCGCCGGCGTCGATAGTCAGGACGGTGCTCAATGAACGCCTCTGTAGACCTCCAGCGCACCGAGCAGTGGCATCAGGATCGCAGCGGGCGACTCACCGCCAGCCGATTCAAGGATGTTATTGCATGGGGCGACCGTGACAAACACGGCAAACGCAAGCCGCTTGCAGCCCGTACCACCTACATGCGCGAGCTGGCTTTTGAGCGCCTGGCCAACCGATCGAAACATTCGGTCAGCAGCAAGTCGATGGCCTGGGGAACCGAGGTTGAGCAGTCGAGCCACGACTTCTACGAAATCCTGACTGGTAATAGCGTCATCAAGTCGGGTTTCGTAGTTCATCCAAAATACGACTGGCTGGGCTGTTCGCCGGACGGATTGATTGGCGAGGACGGGGGTATCGAGTCGAAATGCCCATTCAATGAGGCCGTCCACGTCCGCACCTGGCTCGAAGGCATGCCCGAGGAACATAAGCCGCAGGTTCAGGGCTGCATGTTCGTCACGGGCCGGGAGTGGTGGGATTTCCTGTCATTCGATCCACGCCAGGATGAAGACTGCCGGCTTTATATCGAGACCATTGAGCGCGATGAAGAGTACATCGCGATGCTTCATCAAGAGCTGGTCCAGTTCAATCTGGAGCTTGGCAGGATGGTTGATGAAGTCGCGGACAAAGCCCGGGCGCAAGCCCATCGTTTAGGAACCTGATCATGATCAGCAACCAACTCAACCTGGTTGAGCAGCAGCGTCAGCACGCCGACTCAATAGCGGAGCGCACGGCGCAGTTCCTGGCGGCCGGCGGAACCATCTACCTGGGCGAAAGCCCGGCGATCAACCCGACACCGCCGAAGCGCTCCACCAAGATCGATCCCGAAACCATCCTCAAGCGCCGCAAGCCGCCCATCACCCGGGCCGAGCGTGAAGCGCTGCGCAAACTCGCGGAGGCATTATGAGCAAGCGCAAGGCGCATAACCTGCAGGCGCGCATCGCGCGGTCGTGCCGCTCGCTGCTGGCCGCGAACCACGTCGCGGTGGTCAACATCGACCCCAGCGGCCGCCAGGGCATGATCAATTACAAGTCGCTGAAGAACATCGCACCGGGGAAGATTGGCCAGGCTGTCTGCGGCATTCCCCACCGATGGACGATCTACCTCAGCGCCCTCTGCATCGACGCCCGCGGTGACCGCTACAGTAAATCGGTGGAGGTGGCACCCGATGGCGTCTACCTCTCCGACCACCTGGAAGACGTGATCGAGCATTGCTACAAGAAGCTGCGCGACGAGGCCAATCAAAGCCAGATGGTGGCGTCGGGTTGGATTGCCATCCCCGACACACTGTCGCTGGACGAGGAACACGCCGCGCGGATCTTCGAAGCGGTCGGCGCCTGGCACCAGGTGAAGGTCGATTCATGCGCCGCATAGCCCGCACCCAGCAACGCAAACGTCAAACCTGGCTCGCACTGCCGGCCAGCGGAATGGAAGAGGCAGGCCATGGCCGAGGAAGAGCTGACGGCGGAAGCCAAGAAGCAGCGACGCAAGCGCGAGAAGGCGGCCGAAAAGAACGCTGCATTGGGCGTCGAGAAATTTACGGTTGAGGTGGCCGGCGTGTTCAAGGCAGACCTCAAGCGCCTGATGAAGCAGCACGGCTTCAACAATCAGCAGGAAGTGTTTCAGAACCTGCTGCGAAACGTGATCGCCGCCGACTTTGAGACGGCGGCGCAGATGCTCAAGTGTGTCACGACACATTTTGTTGTTACTGAAAAGGTGTCGCAACTCATTAGAGCAGCGGGGCTAAAGTCTCTCAACGACGACCCGCCAGAGGCTGACGATGAAGTCGAAAGGCCCGATTAACCGATGCGGGAGGCGATGTGATTCAGATAGTCGACTGCCGCAGACTTCTGAACCGGGCCTCCAGGGCCATCACTTCCAAGTAGAGATCCTTGGGCTGTTTCTACCAAATGTTTTTTTGGGGCCCCGGGCGTGCTGTTCAGAACAGCGATCAATAAGTGTTCCAGTGCGTCGATTTGTGCCTGATTGCTCATAGCTCTCTCCTTGATCCGGCTCCATGCCGGTCACCCGTAATACCCCAATCCAAACCAAATTGCCACCACCGGCCACCGGAGGGCGGCGCTTACCCGGAGTAACCTCATGACCAAGCAAGCACAGCAAACAGTACTCGCCGCCGAACTCCCTGAGCGCGGCCAACCTCTGGCCGGTGGTGTGTTCATCACTCGCTACTGGCTCAACGGCGTTGAACGCGCCCTGATCCTTCTGCCTGACGAGCTCAGCGGCCCGTGGGGCGAATACGGCTTCGAGATCAAAGGCGCGGGCAGCTACAGCGACGGCGAGGCGAATACCTGCGCCATGGCCGAGGCAGGCAGTGTGATCGCCATCAAGGCACTGGAGCTGGATGGCTTCATCCCGTCTTGCCTGGAAGGCCAGCTTCTGATGGCGGCCAAGGCTGATGGGCTGGTGGAGCTCCGCGAGGACCGCTGGCACTGGCTGAGTTCGCAGCGCTCCGCCTACGACGCCTACCTCATGGTCTTTGGAGATGGCTGGCTCGGCTACGACGACAAGGGCTACGAGCGGCTCGCGCGCCCTGTCCGCAGCCTTCCTATTCAGTAATTCATTCCTTCAATCGTTTTTCGCAGGTGATTCCCGGGAGCGCCAGGACGGCGCTCAGACCAGAAGCTCGTCGGGAAGCGCCGGCTACCTGCAACTTATCTCGCTCACAGGAGCATCTCATGCGCGCAAATGAACTGACCACGTACACCCGTGGCGATCTCACTATCAGCAGCCCAGACGAAGGGGTGGTGTTGAAGCTGGCAACCCTGGCCATCGCAGCGGCACCGGTTATTGCGGCAAGCGGCATCCCCGCCATCGGCGAATACTGGCCGGGTGAAGGCGGCGTGAACGGCGGCCTGTTCCCGGGCGGCGACAAGCCCTACTACCTGATCGTGCCGACCGGCGCAGATGCCGAGTCCAAACTTGAGTGGGGCGGCTACGGCCAGGAGCTCGAGGGCGCCAAATCCCCATGGGATGGCCAGGCCAACACTGCTCACCTGACAAACAGTAACCGAGAGCATGACCACCCGGCCGCAAAGTTCTGCGCAGCCTTCGAGCGAGACGGTCACAAGGATTTCTACTTGATGGCGCGCCGCGAGGCGTCCTTCCTTGAAATCACCGTGCCGAAGGCATTCACCCAGGCTTACCACTGGACGAGCTCGCAGCGCTCCGCCGACTACGCCTACAGCATGGACTTTGAAGTTGGCTGGCTCTACTTCAGCGGCAAGTACTACGAGCGGCTCGCGCGCCCTGTCCGCAGAAAGTTTATTTGACCATTCAATTCTTCATTCATGGGTGCGGTAGCACCCTCGCTTTTCAGGGAGGCCAGGGATGGCGCTGCACACGGATTTGGAAATCCACAAAGTCGCCGAGGAGTTGCTCGGCCTTTCGCTCGACCTGGTGCGTAATATCCCGCGCGACCTGAAGCAGGTCGTCGGGGCAAAGATCCGGGACGAGTGCTTGCAGGTCCTGGTGTTGATCGGCCGGGCCAACATGACCCGGGACAAACTACCCCAGATCAACTTGCTGCTGGAAAGCATCTGGATGCTCAACTACTTGATGCGGGCCCTCACCAACAAAGGGCTGATCAGCAAAGGGCAGCACGCCAAAGCAATGAAGATGACGGCCTCTGTAGGCCGACAGGCAAATGCCTGGAAGAAGTCAGCAACCGCGCCCGCTGCTTGAGGGTCAAGGCCCTCTTGCCTGTGCGCCAAATCTGGTCGAGCCGCTGACCTCTGGGTCACCGCCATGCGCACAACAGAAACCGCCGGTCTAAAGCGTCCGCGTAGGTCTCGCGCAGTTTCCAAGCTGATCGGCACTGCCTTCGGTTTGGCGATGTAGATAGCTCGACAGGTCGCAGCGCTCCGCCAACAACGCCTACAACATGGACTTTGAAGATGGCTGGCTCAACAACAACGACAAGAACAACGAGCGGCTCGCGCGCCCTGTCCGCAGATTTAAGTGTTGCTCCCTTCCAGTTCGAGGATCTCGTCCAGGCTTACTACGACTGTCGACGCAACAAGCGGAACTCCGCAAGTGCCCGGCTGTTCGAGAAGGACATGGAGATCAACTTGCTGGAGCTGCACGACGACCTGATTGCCGGCACTTACCGGCCAGGCCGCTCTATTTGTTTCGTGGTCACCCGACCGAAAGCCCGCGAAGTTTGGGCCGCAGCCTTTCGGGATCGCGTCGTCCACCACCTCATGTACAACCATGTGGCACCGCGCTTCTACGCCAGCTTCATAGCGGACAGTTGCGCATGCATTCCTGGGCGCGGCACGCTGTACGCCGCTACCCGCCTCGAGTCGAAGATCCGCAGCGCCAGCGAGAACTGGTCGAAGCCAGTCTTCTACCTCAAGTGCGACCTCGCCAACTTCTTCGTCGCCATCGATAAGGCTGTGTTGCGCAAGCAACTGGAGGCCAGGATCACCGAACCCTGGTGGTTGGCCCTGGCTACGCAGATCCTCATGCACGACCCGCGCGAGGATTACGAGACCCGCAGCCCGGCGCACTTGTTCAACCGGGTACCGCAGCACAAGCGTCTGGTAGCGCAGCCTGCCCGCCTCGGCCTGCCGATCGGCAACCTGTCGTCGCAGTTCTTCGCTAACGTCTACCTCGATGCCCTGGATCAGTTTGCCAAGCACCAGCTACACGCCAAGTACTATATCCGGTACGTCGATGATTTTGTGTTCCTGCATGAGTCGCCGCAGCAGCTAAACCGGTGGCTGGCAGAAGTCGAAGCGTTCCTGCCCAGGCTGGGCGCCAAGCTGAACCCCACGAAGACGATCCTGCAGCCTGTGGATCGCGGCGTCGATTTCGTCGGCCACGTCATCAAGCCCTGGCGGCGAACCACCCGCAAGCGGGCACTGGCCCAGGCATTGAAGCGCACCGCTGCGGCGCCCGCCGAGGATCTGCGCGAGACAGCCAATAGCTACTTCGGCCTACTCAGCCAGGCCAGCCACAGCGAGAAACACCGGGCAGCACTCGCCCGCGTCGTGCTGAAGCGCGGCAATAGCGTCAACGCCGAGCTCACCAAGACCTTTCAGAAGAAGTAACTCCCCCACTCCACCGCCAGGCCTAGCCCGGCAAGGACTCCCCGTGAAACGAATTTACCTCAGCGGGCCCATGAGCGGCTTGCCAGGGCTGAACCTCCCAACCTTCCACAGCATGACCGCCAGCCTGCGCGCCGGCGGCCACACCGTCACCAACCCCGCCGAGATAAACCCGGAAGGCGGAACGTGGACCGACTGCATGCGCCGCGACATTGCCGCCCTGATGGACTGCGACACCGTGGCCACCCTGCCCGGCTGGGAGCATTCAAAGGGCGCCCGCCTGGAAGTCCTGATCGCCGAACGCCTCGGCATGACGGTTGTGAATGCCCATGATCTGGTGACGAGGGAGGCTGTATGAGCCGATTCTGTTTTTGTAACTGCCCCGCCGGCTTCTCCGCTGAGCCTGAGCGCCACGCACCTGATTGTCCTGGGCGATCCGGCGCGGGCAGGGCGCGGACTCCAGCGCCCGCCACACTTACCGCTTCCCAGGCGGTGGAAAGTGGCGTGGACTTCGGATTCGAAGGGCGATCGGTGCGCGTATCGCAGGAGGCTTACTCGATCTTCCTGGCGCGCGAAGCGGCCGGACGAAAAAAGATCGCGGCCCTGCAACAGCGACTGACCGCAGCGGATGAGCGGGCGGATGTGCAGGAGGGGTTGTTGCGGGAGGCGCGGCACAATCACGGCTTGATTCTGATGAGCGACCCGCCGCGGGATGCCTGGAAGCACCATCGTATGAATGAGCGTATCGACGCTGCACTCAAGCCAGCAGAGGGCCGCAAGCCTTCCACCTGCACCTGGTCCGAAGGCGGGTTCTCCTGGCACACCGGCTGCGGCAAGGAATGGCAGTTCACTGATGGCGGGTTGCCGGCTGAGAACGGCATGAACTTTTGCCATTCCTGCGGGAAGACGCTGGTTGTTGAGCCAGCAGAGGGTGGTGGCGATGAGTAGCCAGATTGTGCCGGACGCGGGCGACGGTATGGCTCCATCTTTCCTGGTGGAGCAAGGCGCACCGGGCGATGTTTACCGATGCCCGCAGCACACGGGTGCTGATTGCGCGATGTGCGGTGGCGGCGGCTTCAGGGCCATCTGCGACCTGACTGAATGTCATGAGTATGGATGTCAGGGCGCCGGCTGCTCCCGAACGTCTGACGATATGCAGCCCTAACCCAACTCCCCGCCTACTGCTGGTGCCTGCTGGCACTGGCACAACTGATTTGCTGAGGTATTTATGAGCGAGGTTCATCGCTACCGGGCCGTGAAAATGCTTTCCGAAGACGGAAACTGCATAAATTACAACCTGAGAGGGCCTGAAGTTGTTCTAGCTACCAGCTTTGATCGGGTAAACGCAGAACTGCACACCCTTATGGGTGCAGGTCAGTCCGCGCCGTTCCAGTCACGCGTCAAACCGTGGATGCTGGAGTGCTTTGGCGAAGTGATTGCCGCAGATCGACAGGAGCGCAATCACCGATTCCTAGAAGAAGCGCTCGAGCTGGTGCAGGCGTGCGGCTGTAAAGCGACCGAGGCGCACCAGTTGGTTGAGTACGTCTACGGCCGACCTGCCGGTGAGCAATCTCAGGAAGTCGGCGGCGTGATGGTTACGCTCGCCGCACTGTGCCTCGCCGGCGACCTGGACATGCATGCCGCCGGCGAGGACGAGCTGGCCCGCATCTGGACCAAGGTCGAGCAGATCCGCGCCAAGCAGGCCGCCAAGCCAGCGATGTCTCCGCTGCCCGGCGCGTATCCAGATCGCGAGCGGCCCGCGCCGGTAGCGGTGGTGCTGCCGGAGCGTCGAAAACCGATGTGCACTGGTGCAATCAGCGACTTCACAACTTTTGAAGAGGCTCGCGGCTGGAACGCCTGCCTCGACGAGCTAAAACGCCTCAACCCCTCTCTGTAACCCCTCCCCCTTCAAAGTCAGCCGCTATAGCGGCAAGGACGACACATGCCTATCGAAAAAATCGAAAAGGAGGCCGACCTCTGCGCGCTGTTCATTCAAGAGTTCAACGCGCTCCAGGATTGGACCTGCTATCCAGAGGCTGGTGGCTTCGACGTCCTGGTGGTGAACACTGATGGCCGCCAGATCGGCGTCGAAGCAAAAATGACCCTCAACTCGAAGGTCGCTGACCAGATCCTGCCGAACGCCTATGAAGACCTGAACGAAAGGCCCGGACCTGACTATCGCATTGTGATCGTGAGCAAGATCACCGACGCGAGCGCGGGCATCGTGAAGATGCTCGACCGGCTCGGGGTAACCGTGATGCAGCCACGATCAAGCTGGACGCGGGATGGTGAGAAGTACACGTTCGACCTCGACGGAAAGCTTCTCGAGGTAAGCGGGCGCAAGCCGTTCTATGACCGTTACTTGTTCGACTGGAACCCAACTGAACGGTGCCAGGTCCCGATCATGGTCACCAACCTACCAGCAGGCGTGCCTGCCCCGGTCAGGCTAACGCCCTGGAAAGAGTCGGCTCTCAAGGTGGTAGCCCAGCTTCGCTGCCAGGGCTTCATCACCTCGAAGCAGATAGCAGCGCATGGGATCGGGGTTTCAGCCTGGACGCAGGCGCCCGGCACCAAACCGGCCTGGCTCGCCAAGGGTGCGGTTCGTGGCACCTGGATTGAAACAGAGCACCTTCCAGCCTTCGACAAGCAGCATCCAGAAGTTTATGCCCTCGCCGTCGATACGCTCAAAGCCACCCTTCCTCAGCTGGAGTTGACGCCATGATCGCCCCCCTCTGGTTTGCCTACGTCTTCATCTACAAGGGGCCGAGGCCATGAGCGAATACCAGCTCTATCTCGGCGACTGCCTGGAGGTAATGAGACATTTGCCAGACGCTAGCGTCGACATGGTTCTTTGCGATCTCCCATACGGGACAACACAGAATGCATGGGACTCTCCTATTGATTTGCCGATGCTATGGGATGAGTACTGGCGCGTCGCAAAGCCGTCGGCACCTGTTGTGCTTACTGCTCAATCGCCTTTCGATAAAGTCCAAGGAGTTTCCCAGATCCAGTATTTGAAATACGAATGGATCTGGGAGAAGACTGCGGCGACAGGCTTTCTCAACTCTAAAAAGTCACCGCTCAAGGCGCATGAAAATGTTCTTGTGTTCTGCCGCCACCAGCCTTTGTACCAGCCGCAGATGACTGCGGGTCATGTGATAAAGCGTGTGAAGACCACACACACAAACCACTCTGCAAATTAAGGCAAGCAGATGACTCGAGCCCCATACGAATCAACTGAGCGCTACCCACGCAGTGTTCAGGTTTTCGCAAAAGATAATCGCTTGTTGAATCAACATCCGACCCAAAAGCCCGTAGCGCTGATGGAATACCTGATCCGCACGTATACAAACGCTGGCGACACGGTACTGGACAACACTATGGGTAGCGGGACAACGGGCGTGGCCTGTATCCGGTCTGGGCGGAAGTTCATCGGCATTGAGCGTGATCTCGACGAGGACGGCAACCGCCTCGGTTACTTCGATATCGCCCATCAACGAATCGCCGACGCAATTACCGAGCGCGACGCGCCGGTACCGCAAATCGATCTGTTCGCAACAGCCTAACCCCAATCCCCCTACATGCCTGCCGGTGAGCGGCGGGCGAGGTATTCCTATGGGTCACGCACTCGATGGGCGGCCGCTGGCCGTCCTACTGCAAAAACGAATTCAGAAGTTCCAGGGCTGCACTGCGCAGTCCTTGATTACAGACATGACCCTGCACCAGCAGGCGCTCGATGAAATAGAAAGGCTGGCACAGGAGGGCGAGCGCCTACTCAAAGCACTTTCTGCGCTGACCCAGATTGCTGGTGAGTGCGAACAGATCGCCAGCAAATATAGCGGCACCATCGACGGAATCTTTGAGCACGGCGGCGACGATCACGAAGACCCGAGTTGCGCGATATTCCATCGCCTGTACTACGCCATGTTCGACGCTCGAGCCGCAATCAAGAACGCCACGACCTAACCCACCTTCTGCCGCCCAGCGCGGCAAGGACACCCCATGCTCGCAATCAAACTCACCCTGATCCTGCTGGGCGCTTTGCTGTACCTGTTCGGCAGCAGCTGCTGGTTCTTCTGGATCGCCCCACGCCTTCTGGCCGGCGGCGAAACTGCCGACATCCTCTACGCCTTCGCCGGCACCTGCGGCTGGATGCTGATCACCTTCAGCCTGGTCGTTCACATCATCAAGACAGCGCGGCCCACGGTGGGCGGGAGGTAGCTATGGCAAAGGTCCTGGCGCAAATTACGGTCAAGCTGCCGCGCCTCATGGAGGCAGGCGAATACAGGAAGTTGCGGTACGTGGGAGGAAAGCCGAGCCTGCAGCAGTTGAAAAAATGGATCGAGGAAGGCGAAGTGATCGGAGAGGTTAAAGGCGGGATGTATTTCGTCGATGTGCAGGCGGCGGTCATGGGATCGAATGACCCGCTGCTGGCCAAGATGCTGGAGCTCGGGTGATGGCTGCCCGGCCTCGCACGCTGCAAAACAGAAAGCTGCCGCCGAACCTCTACCCGAACGGTAAGTATTGGCGGTACCGCAACCCGGTCACCGGCGTGATGACCAGCATCAACCGCCCGCTAGAGGAGGCAATCAAGCTGGCCCGGGCGGCCAACCTCAAGTTCGCCGAGCTTGTCGTCGATGACGGCTCGCTGCTGGCCGTACTGACAGGCGACCGCCTACCAATCGTGAGCAATCTGCTGACACGCTTCGAAGAGGAATGGCTGCCGGATCGCTCATACGCCGCGAGAACCCTGGAGGAAATCAAGTTCAAGCTCGAGCGGTACCGGCAGGATCTGGGCGACCGCCTGATTGGGCAGTTGGATGTGCTGGCCATGGCCGAGTACCTGGACAACTTCAGCAACAACGCCTACACGAAGCACCGCGGGCTTTGGGTGCAGATCTTCGCGTTCGCGGTGGCCAAGGGTCTGGCTGAGCGCAACAACGCCGAGCTGACCCTGGTGAAGAAAGAGGCCGAGAAGAAGCGCCAGCGCCACACGCTCGACGGATTGAAGATGATCATCGATGCCGCGACAACGCCGCCATGGCTGAAGCGGGCAATCCGCCTGGCGTTGGCCAGCCTTCAGCGCCGGGACGACATCGTCACCTGGTTGAAGTCCGCCGCGGACATGGAGAAGAACACGCTCACCGTCTCGCCCGGGAAAACCCAGGGCTATGAAAACCCGGTGCACCTGAAGATCACTATGGGCACAGCGTTACGGGAGGTAGTCGGGGAGTGCCTGCGATCGCCGCTCGCATCGCCATATCTGATCCACTACAAGCCCAAGGCCCGCCGGCGGGAACAGATCGACGCCAAGGATCACTGGACATCCGTGACGCCGGACTACTTGACCAAGGAGTTCAGCAAGGCCAGGGACGCGGCTCACGCCTATGACCACGTGCCGACGGGTGAGCGCCCCACTTTTCACGAGATCCGCGCATTGGGCGCGTGGCTATACGAGCAACAGAAATTTCCACAGGAGTACATCCAGGCGCTCATGGGCCACGCGGACGAGAAGATGACGAAGCATTACCAGGAGGGGCACGACGAAAAGAAGATCGAGTATGTCGAGGTGGGCGCCGAGTTGGCGTTTTGAGGTGGGAGTTTTGCAAAAGTTTTGCAAAAGTTTTGCAAATCGCGGAAAGCAAAAAGGGGTCACCGTTTCCGATGACCCCTCTAGACCGCCCAGCAGAGCGGATTTTGTTTGGTAGGCGCGATTGGACTCGAACCAACGACCCCCACCATGTCAAGGTGGTGCTCTAACCAACTGAGCTACGTGCCTGCTGTGAGGCGGCATTCTACGGAATTCCCGAGGGGTGTCAACACCTTTTTTGCAGCTAAGCCTATGAATATGCGAATTTTTTATTTGTGAGCGGCACGACGGTATTTTTTCAGTGGCTGGCAGCGGATTTTCAACTCAGGTAGGATCGGCGCACTCGTAAAAAATATAAAACAGAGGTTCCAGGATGGCGAACACCCCCTACCCCCAGTCGTATTACGCCGCGTCCGCGAATGCGGTTCCGCCACGCCCGGT